GGTAGAGTCAACTCAAAGTGCATATCAACGTCGAACAGGTGTTCCCTGTCGTCAATAATCAAGAAAGCCTTTTCACCAATTACAGCAAAAAGGCTTTCCCCAACTTCATTGATTGCAACGTCAAGCAGATTTTCTTCTGCCCAATCTGTGATTTTTGTTACAATTTCCCGAGCCATTCGTTTGGTACGTTTTTAAATACACGGGTGTCTCCCGTAATATGTTTAACTTTGTCCTCTGGGAGCCGCTGTGCGAACCAATTGAAGGCAAGCAAATAATAGTCCTCGCAAATCTGCCTTTGGTTCTCGCTCCAGTAATGCATCAGCTCTACCAAAGCAGTTACCCGGTTTTGTTCTGTGCGGGGTGTCTTTGTGTACTCAATGTAAATACAAAGCAACTTCAGAACTTCTTTGAAGTACTGTGGAGCATCCCAATATTTCTTCAGCGTCCAAGGGTAGACACGATTGTTGTGGAGTGGGTCAGAAAGGTCTGACATGATATTCTTCATCAAGTCATCAACTCTTTCTATGCGCTTCGGTAAATATCCAGTGTCATTGAATCCCATCTTGCTTGCCTTCACCATGCTGTAAATATCGGTGGAAATTTCCCCATTGTCAATCAGTGTTTGAGTAATGGGATTTGAGTCATATATGTGAAGGCTCTGACTGTTGTGTACTTGACGTCCCACTTCAACCCCGAGTATGTCGGCCATCAATTCCAATATGAACGAAAATTGGAACACATTGGTACACAATCCCCAATGCAAGTCGTTACTCCGGTTCGCGATTGTGAGATGCAATTTGTTGTCCCGGATTTTGAACATGAGAAGATCATTGCAAGGTATGTCCCGGCTTTCTTTTGTGTCAAATTCTGGATTCCAAATTGTAATCACGGCACGCCGGGTAGTTGGGTCTTTATGAAGCAAGTCTATGACCCATGAGATTTGATCCATTTGAAACTTCACAAGTTCCCAGTCTTCCCCTGAATAACGGCGAAGCACCGCGTCGTCTCGCTCATCGACAAGAAATGATTGTGAAGAGTTGGCTCCATAATGTCTCAAACGGAAGCCGTATGGCGCATTGAACGTTCTGCCGTCGTCGCTGTATTCTGACATTTGCTTGTTGAACATGGTCAAAAAGTTCACGTCATTTCGGCCAGCCCAAATCCAAATTGATTCAGCGAGCAAGAAGAACACGTTGATGTTTCTTTTGCCTCCACCTACGCAGCGTTCAATGGGATTTTGTATTTCAGTTTTGAAGTCAAGAACCTCCTGAGTCTCTCCAGCACGGCTCGGGAGGTGCGCTCCGCTTTCGAGAATGTGCCGAGTGATTGCCGGGTACGAGGACGTGAAGTTCGGGGTGGTAATGCTGTTGTTAGTTATTTCTGCCATGGAGAAATTGGTTTAAATTAAGAATGCCAACGCTCCGAAGAACGCTGGCACCTTATTCACATATTTGTCAATCAAAAATCACCTTACTTTTTCTTGGTTGGAGCGGCCTTTGCTGCAGCAACCGGAGCGGCCTTCTTCTGGTCAGTTGATTTCAACTGCTCAACCATTTTGGCGCGGTTGGCTCCCATTTTGGAATCCAATTTGCCTACACGCTTCAGTGTTTCGTCAACAATCAAAGTGTTGTTGAACAAGTCAATGATTGCTTCCTGGGAAATGCCTTTGATGGATGGGTGCGTTTCGCCACGGAACATACCAATTTTGTAATTCTCATCGAAGCCCTCCGGCAGGAACGTCATCAACTCTTCAACCGAGCGGAACTTGTTGAGGTAGAGGTTGCCGATTGTAGTGCCGTCAGGATTGATACGCACTTCATCGAAGTTCATCACCGTTGGACGGGTATTGGTCATAAGCGCACGGAGCGTAACACCCTGCTTCAGCAAGTCGTACTGAGTTTCTTCAACCGGGAAGAAAGCGTGAAGGAAGGAGATGTGTTCAATGTGCTCTTCAAAATTGCGGCCATCAAATTTGATTGAAACGCTCGGTGCTGGACCACGTTGAACAACGGGTTTGGCGGCAGGAGCGGGTGCGGCTTTCTTGACGGCAGCAACTGGAGCAGCCTTCGCCGGAGCAGGAGCAGGAGCAGGAGCAGCCTTTTTTGCGGGTGGCACAGGAGCGGCTTTGGCGGCTGGTTTGGCTGTGACCGGAGCGGTCTTTTTAGCAACCGGCAAAAGTTCTTCCTCATCGTCGTCTTCATCCTTGCGGTCGTCGTCTTCTTGCTCAACTTCACGCGCAAGTGCATCTTTTTCGTCCAATGCATCCGGGGCTGCTTCCGCAGATTCGCCGCCGAAGGCTTGGCAGTACATGATAAGGTTTTCAAAGGACTCGTCTTCGATTCCCGTTACTTGATAGACCTCCAAATTTGAGATCATTTTTTCAGTTGCTTCTTCAACTGTTTTGCAACCCTTGATGCCTACCGAAGCAAGCGCATCTTTTTGTGACTGTGATAAATTCGCCATGATTTTGGAAATGAGTATTTTGTTAAGAAAATATGGACGTCAAAAGGAACTTTGATGTTGTCAAATTGTCAAACAACAAGTTCATGGATTCTTTCGGAGAGCAGCTGTCTCAAATCTGAATTTTGATACAGACGCACTTGATGCAATGCGACTATTTGGCTGGGAACAAAGCCGGGTGCGCTAAACTTTTTGTCAAGTTCATGCGGTTTGAAGCCCATGAAATTCAAAATGAAAACGGCTTTTTCTTTTGTCGTTTGGAGGCCATCGAGAAGGTCTTCTCCGCAAATCATCAAGCGTTTGCCAGGCAAGTCAACAATGGTCTCACCTAAATTGGCAGAGTGGCTTACTATGTCAATCCTGCCACCTTCGCTTGCGTAGTTTATTTCATGGAACCTCGGGGCACGCTCAACGTATTTGAAGAAGTCCTTCATGCGGTTGGCCATGGCAGTGCGGATGAAAATATCGACCTGAACAGGCTCGTAGCGTCCTGTATGTTGAAACTCACGGTAGCGTCTTCCCCATGCTCGAATTGTCATGAGCATTTTGATGTTGAGTTCCTGTAGGATATCGCTGCGCTCCCAACTCAATTTTTCATACCCGCCGAGTTTGTTTACATATTGCTTTGGAATCCTGTCATGGCGTTTATACCATTTTTCAACCATTCCGAAGCACTTGACTCTGCGAGACAAAGCACCGTGTAACTTGATTTTGAATTGAATATCAACCTGGCCTTGATAATGCTCTTTGACTGCCTGGAGCAGCACCCGCTTCAATTCACTCCGAACAAATTCTCGGTTTTTATACTTTGTGAATTTCATGTAGCGGTCGGCAAGTGGCCTAAACACCTCGTAGGTGCGTAGAAGTTCTGATAAGTTCGCCATTCTAAACTTGTTGTGAGTGATTATTGCCACCCTTTCGGGTCATTGACATGGCAAAGATACGGGTGTGTATCTGGCACAACAAAATTTTCTTCAAACTTTTTTAAACGAAAAGTTAAAACACACGAAAAAACTTTGAAAATAGGTGTTTTGATGCTTCAGAGCGGCCTCTAAGTCGTACGGACGCGAGAGCGTTGTCAAAATAAACCTCAACAATTTTCCCGGTCAAGAACTTCCCAGGCTCGACTTCTACCTTCACCGGAGAGCCGGGTGCGTAGTACAACTTAACTTCTTCCTCACTAAGTTCAAACTTGAATGCAATGGATTTTGCTGATGGAAAAACACGGCTGCGATAATCAGCCGCCTCGTTGGAATCATCAAAAATATTGCTCAAATCAGAACGTCTTGAGATGTCAATTATTTTCTCCCTTTTGCCGTCCATCACCCTCTTCCAGTATGCTTTATTTTTAGGGGAATGGTGAATCGAACGTCTAAAGTCGGCTTGATAATATTCAATCTGGAGCCTGTCCAGGAAGTCCAATATGTTGAGGTGACGGCTTTTCATACCAATTTCTTTTTTTGTATTATGCTGTTTCTGAACTCCACTGGTTCCATCAAGTTTTGGAAACAGCGTATAAACGACTCATCATCACAATCATCCAAGTCGCCGCCAGAGACGAAACCAATTTGAACTTTGAAGTATTTTTGAAGTTGTCTCGCGTGCTTGTAAGCCTCGTCCACCGCGTCGGGGTCAAATACGAGAATTATGTTCTTGATCCCCTTCAATAGCAACTTCATTATTTGCGCCTTACTTATTTTCTTTCCAAAAGTCGCAAGGCATCGGAAACTGTCTTCATTTGTTATGCCAAGCCTACGGTCGCAAGCAGTCTTTGTAAACACTCCTTCAACCAATATTGCTGTTTCAACAAAGAACATTATTTCGTCAAGTCCATACAGCAACAATGAGAAATTAGTTTTGCTGTTGGCATACCTCGGTGGAGCCCAACCGTGTTCCAATTCGTGTTCTTTGAGCTCCTCCTTTGTCCATGTTTTGCGCCCAACAAATCCTTTCGGTTCGCCGTCCTCGAGCACTGGGAATATGACATAGTCTTCGAACTTGTTGACTATGCTGGTAACACCAACTGGGTAACGCTTGTAATCTTGTTCTAAAAAACCGCGTCTGTCTAAATATGGGTGTTGATGCAGGTACTTGAATCCTTGTGGAAGCCTAACAGGAGGCAACTCGAGCACCTCTTCAAGTTCATCCTGTTGAGTTGAGAAAAGTTCTGCTAATTTGTTTTGTAATTCCTTTGTGACATCTACAAATCTCCTTATCAGGGAAAGTTTGCCTATCAGAGACAAGAGTCTCATTATGTCTCCTGCTTCCCCACACTTCTTGCAATCCCATTTTTGAGTGATTGTGTTGAAGTAAAAGTGCCTCGGCTTCTGGCAAAGCGGGCAATCAGAAATGATGTGATTTTTTGGACCACGCTGTGTGTTGCTCAATATGTCATAGACCTGCTCATCTGGCAATCTAATTGAATCATTCTTCATCTTCATCAAGAATCAATTGTGCGGTTCGCTTTCGGTCATAGAATCGGCTGTAGCCCAAATTTTGGGCAATGCGGTAAGTCTGGCCTGATTTCAATTCTCGGTATTTATCAGCGTATATGCGACAGATTTGCTCCTGCGCCTCATCAGGTGTACGGTTGATCGTGAAGAAGTAGGAGAAGGCTTCGAATTTGCGCTTAGATTGCCCGAGGTTAAAGCGAGTGAGAACAAAGTCCTCCTGCTTGATAAGGTCGAATGGAACGCCTGTGGATTGCGTAGCGGTTGTTACGAGGCAATTTAGCTCCACTGACAAATCCTTCAGCATTCGCCCCAGGATGATTTGCCGCTGTATTTCGCCGTTTTCGTAACTAAAATTCATTCCATCAATCGAAATGAGGTCAAAGTAGTCAATGACAATATGGTGTATTTCAATCCCCTTCGCAAGCAGTTCCAAAGCCCAGCGGCGAATTTCCTGGACAGAGATGGAGCCGAACCGCTCCTTGCATTTGACATAAATTTCACCCTTTACAACATCTGTTATGTGCTTTGCTACCTTTGTGCGCTGTGATATCATGTCGGCGTCAATTCGGTTGAGCCTTATGTCCATATAGCGCATTCCTCCCCAGTTGGCGTCGTAGTTAGCCATACATTGCTCTTCTGTACCCTCGGCTTGAATATGGAGCACGTTGAAGCCACGTCGAGCGGAGTTGACAGCCCTTGTGACCAACAATTTCGACTTACCCATACCCGAGTCGCCGAGCCACAATTCAGTTTCTCCGGTGAAGAATCCACCTTCAGAATCCCGGTCAATTGGGTCAATACCTACAGGAATTTGGTAAGCCTTTCCAGCCCCATCTGCCAACCGTCGTAATGAGCGTCTTTGGAAATTACCGAATACTGTTTCAAACTTGCCTTCCGACAGGCTGAAATTGCGTATGTCTTCTGAGCCTTTTTGGAGCAACCCATATGCGTCATCGCGTTTGCCCTCATTGTACAAGTCAGCCAACTTGTCGTGCAAGTCATGAAATTTTGCTTGCCTGATAAACTCCTCAAAAGTGTGAAGTAATTCGGTGTCCTCGTACTCAATTTCGCGCAGCCTTATTTCCCCTAATAATTCCAGTTGAGCAGGAAGGTCTTTCGTGTTCTTTGTCTTCCCTTGTTGGAGTCTTTGTATGAGCAGGTGGATCGCAGGAGCGTTGTTCTTCTCATAGTAGTACTTCCGGGCTGCGCTCCATATGCCAGCAAACTCCTCGGGTAAATAGGAGTCCTTCAAAAACGGCAATACTGTTTCAAAGTTGCGCTTGTTGAGCAACAAATATTTGAACAGGTCAATCAGGAAAAGTTCGTTGAGTTTTTGAGTCATTTTCTCTGCTCATATATTTTTGAAAAATTATCTTGCGATATTGCCTTGCACTCTTCAGCAAATATACACTCGCCACAAAAAGCCGACTTTGAGTGGAAAAGGTAAGTGTTGTCTATACACCAAAACAGGCCAGCGTCGGTGTTATGAAAGCGGCCTCTTTCCTTGTCCTCATATTCGTGCAATTCTGTGTAATCCAACGCGCTTTCATATGTCTTCGCCGCAAGCGCAACCCCTTCCGAGCGCACTTGTGACGTGTTGAACAGCACCTTTTCAGACAATTGC